AATGAAAATATCAAAAATAGTAGTCGATTAGAAAAACCGGATGACTATACCGACCCCGAATGGGTAAACGTACAACTACAAAAAATTAAACAAGAAGTTCGTTTTAATATTTTAAGAGAAAAGCCTGAACTATTAGGGGATGAGGCCGCACTAACTGAAGAAGTTGAACGTGTTATGCTTGAATCCCAAGAGTTAGAAGATACCATATTACAGAAAGCACAAAATATCCAAGAAAGGAATGAACTTACAAAGGAAATACAAAAAAGTCTTATTACTCTGGGAAAAGAGACCACGTTAGCAGATATGGAACGTACAGACATTCAGGACCTTGCTGCTGCTTACAGTAGCGGCGAATACACTGCAGATACCAGCACCAAAGGCGCATTAGACCGCTATGATATCCAATACCATGTCACAGAAGAGACAATCAAAAAAGAATTTGGGTCACAAATGCTAAAAGAAAGTAACATTCCTTACGTGAAAGATGGTGAGGTAAATGAACTTAACCGGTTATACGTCCAAAATCAACCTCACCATTCCAGTAGTTTATCAAATCCCGTATTATTGTTAGAACGTATTCATCCAACAAAGAGACGCTATGATAATGGAACTTATGTTCCTGATTATGAAAATAGTATTTTATTAAGTGCATTGAGACCCAAACTAAAGCAACAATAAAAAACAATACATATGAATTAGAATAACTAATATTATTATTCTAATTCAAAACCACCTTTCCACTCAACGTTTTCTTCTTTTTCAGATGGGTATTTTCATTACGATGGAGTTCATCATGGCATTTTTCACAAATATTCATTAGGTTTGCTTTATGATTCTTATGGACGCTTCCCACGTAACCTTTTTCATCTGCATCTTTTTGATGTTCGATATGGTGTACTTCGGAACCAAGCTCATTATTACACATTTCACAAACACCCAGTATTTTCTTCGCATTGTAACGTGATGTTCCCCGCGCAAGTGAACCAGAAAACTCCTTGAAATATTTATCTCGTATGTCATAGGCACGGGTTAAAAAATCTTGGTCCAGATGTAATGACTTACACACTTCCAACCCATACGTATTTGTGCCAGGACCATCTTTTACCTTTCTATCATAGACCAATTCATCCAGCTCACGATTGTAAATTACTTCCATATGCTTTATCCCCAAATGATTCATTGCCTTTATTTCATCATAATTAACTATCTCATGGAAATGTGTTGCAAATATAAAACTACTCTTGTTGTGGTACATCTTTTCTAATCCAGATACAAATATACTTAATGCCGATTGTAATTCAGTTCCAGAGCACAATTCATCTCCTAATATCAGACTATTCTCATTTGCTTCCTTCAAGATAACCCGCAACTCAGACATTTCTACCGCAAACGTTGATAACCCGCGAAACAGGTTGTCATTTCCTATGATTCTTGAGTAAACACCCGTATATGGTTTGAATACTAATTTGCTACACGGAACATACATTCCACATTGAGCCATAATCACACAAATACCTAATGCGCGTATCAGGCTGGTTTTTCCGACTGCATTTGTTCCATATAACAAATTACCACTTTCATAACCATCCTCTTCTTCTCCGTGGACCGATTTATTCAAGAATATATCATTCGGCACATAGGTCTCATCTTGTTGTAGATGTTCTATTAATACGTGTCGCAAATCATACGCATGAACAAAAGACCGGGTGTGTTCATCTAACACAGGCATACTATAATTATATTGATGCGCTACATACGTTTTTGACTGTATCACATCTAATCTTGTTATAAGTAATGAAATTTTATCCAAATTATCTACGTGTCCGGTTTCGATTTCTTTCATAATATTTTCATATGCGCGCGAAGATTCTTTTTGTAGTTTTCCTTCATAATCTAATATACTACGAGTAACGCTATTTATAAAAGGGGATTCTATTTTTTTACTCTTTCCATTACCCGTAACAAATTTAATGTCTTTTAATAATACGGGTACTGTAACGTTTTTATTCTTTTCTTCATATGTTTGCAAGGCTTCTTTCAACTTTGTAGACCGTGGTGTTGTTATTTCCAGATATTTTCCCGACTTGTCTGTTTTGTGTATTTTGATATACCCACTTTCATTTACCTTACTTTCACATTGTTGGATCCGTTGCTCAAAGTAATCCTTTATTTCTATGAAAGTGTGCTCGTAGCTATTATAAGCATCAAATACTTTATCATACTCCTCATCATAGTGAATCCTTATAATAGGACTATCAATACAGCTCTTCATACTACTTACAAAAGCACAATTTTCTATGTTTAATACGGATTCAAAATATTCTTTTTCTTGTATAAACACGCTTACAATATCATCCAGAATACTACCCGATGTAGCTGATGTAGCTGATGTAGCTGGATTCCATATATATTGTAATAAAACAGTGTCTTGTTTCAGAATATCTATACACAATAACATATCTTTTATATTCGTGTATAATTGATACATCATTGTAGGTGGTAATTTACGCACCATGATTTGTCTTAGTATGCGCTGTATATCTTTTACTTTACTCAAATGTTTTTTTATTTTCATACGTTCATCACACGAATAAGTATCAAGCATATGTTGTATAATATTATACTCACCCTGTAACCATTCTGTATTCGTAGTAGGATTCGTTATCTGTAACTTAAACTCACGTTTTCCCATTGCACTACAGCAATGGTTCAAAAAATTACTAACAGACGACTTTTTACCGTACGACTTTGATTGCACGGTATTATCATCAATGATATTTAACTGAGACAATGTATGATTTGCCAGAACAACACGCTCACAAGACACATTAAAATCCGGCAATTGAATATGTTTCACCAAATTAGGGTTATGTTCTTTTATAAAATTTAATAAATAGCAATAACTCTGGGTTGCTAACATTTTCATACGGAACTCTTCACATATATCATATGTATTCACATTGAAATATTGTTGTATTACCTCCTTCTGGTATACTTGTTTTTCGCATTTTGTTATTTTATTACTTTCTCTTGGGTCCAATATATGGACCAACTGAGAATGAACGTTATTCATATCAATTATATTTCGAATAGTTTCTTCATTCTCAGAAGAAATGATGATCGTCTCATTTGGATTATACACACTTATAAACCGTTGTAATTCGTCAAAATAAGAAGGTAACAGTTTTTTATTTTCTATATTATAACAATGTTGCATCATTATGCTATATCCACTTACCATATCTACACATGATGCTCCGTATTGAAGGCTATACCGCGCGTTATTATTTGCATTAATCATCTTTGTATTCAATTCTAACCATATACATATAATATTATTTGATAATACGCGGGTCTCTTCGGGTGGTATAAAGGTTCCCGGTGAATAAATATTTTCTAACACCCGCTTCTTTTTATCACTGCCATCAATATCTACTTGTTTAAACACCACTATGGTATACCCAGCTTCCATTATCAATGGAATGTGTTTATCAATAGAATGTTCGGGGACACCCGCCATAACCAATTGATTGTTATTGAATAGAGATTTCTTTTCACTTATTGAAAATCCACAATAATTACACACGTCATCAATGCAGCTACCAATAATTTGGTCTCCTTCTTTGTATCCATACATCTCAAAAAATCCACCTACTTGCATTAATACAATCGTGTTTTTCCCATATTGTTGAATGTATTTATCTGTTTCATTGAAATAGTGGTTGTATATACCCGATGATTCCTTTGATGGGGTCTCGCTTTTTGACATTATTATGTAATACAATATAAAACTTTATATTGTTTTACAATGCTCTTACCTCCTCTTCAACATATAAAAAATACTTAAAACTGTTTGGAAAACATAATATAGTGATTTTCCGGATTCCAATAAGTATTTTGCATAATACAAACGATTTACTTCTTCTAATTTACTTGGTTCGATGTTCTCTTTATTCATCAAAAGTTCATTTATGATGATATTCAACGACTGTAAAATGACACGACGTCTGTACCCTGCTCGTATTAAATATAATAAATTCTCGATCAAATAAATAATATTCTTTTTTGGTTCTTCAGTAGGAGTTTCATCAGTCGGCGTTTCATCAGTCGGCGTTTCATCCGTAGGAGGGTCTTCGATTATAACAATACCATTTCCATTCGAAGGTGTATCATCCGGTTCCTCAACAATAGGAACACTGGGGGTTTCTTCTTTCAATGGCAATACATTTTCTTCAAATCCCCCCATTATATTACACGAAGGGCTCACATTTTGGTTCACATTTACAACATCCGTCGCCGGATTATAAGCATATCCCATACCAAATGAGGTTTGGTTCTTCCATATTAGGCACGTAAAATGCCCTGTCTCAGATGAAAATCCCGGATTTTCATAATCATATAAACTGATTTCTTCATACCACAAATCAATACTCTTTTTTATCAATTCCATCATTTTATTCCCATAACCCCTGAAATAGGCTAAGTTCTCGCCATACTCCCTATTTGTGCTATGTTCGAATAAACCGGTTGACGCAAGATGAGTAGCCCAATTTTGTGAAAAAACAGCTATATTATCATCATAAGTGATTGGAGGTGCGCTATGTTTTGCACGGTACATATTTATATAATCAGTAATTTCATTCTTTTGTTCTTGCGTCAATGTTGGCTGTTCCACTGACATTATAATGTATTAGACTAAAATATATACTCCTTTTTACAAGGCATTACACTGTAAATAATAATAGTCGATTCTATATAGTTACGAAACGGTAAAAAAATTGAATATAGATTTTTCTTTTATCTATATACAACTACTAATCAATAATCATCATGGAATCCATCGAATTTAATGACTACGGCCAATTTGTTGAATTGACTCCATCTTATTATGTGAATCACATACAAGATACTGACAACTACACAACATATAGTAAATATTCCAAAGAAAGCTTAGCCCACGAATCTTTAAATAGCTTTTCTAATCCTATACACAATGATATTTATGATACCACAACCAAATATGGTGATAATAGAAAGAGTGTTACATCTTTATGGATATGTTGTTCTTTATTAACACGTTCAGAAATTATTGAAAATTGTGTTATTCCCGTGTGTATTACCGTCGGAACGGTTTATATTGTATTTTCTTTATTCGGTTAACCTTCATTATCATTATTATTATTATGAAAAAAATTATGTAGTAGCGTGTCTACATTGTTATTTTTCACTTCCCCACACATCAGTAGTGCAGATTCGTACATCTGACGTAATACATCACTCGGTGTATCACTTCCAACTTTTATAAATCCTTGTTTTATCAAATATTTTCGTACATCACGAATAGGGACTTTCTTAAGTTGTTGTTTCTGGTTCACTACCTTATTGCGAATAGTTTTATTCGATATTAATACACCTATTTTAGAATAATATTTTGAACGTCCAAGCTTATGTGTCCGAACAACGCGTTTTTTTTGCTTCCGTCCTTTTAACTTTATTGGTACTGGCTCACTGTATTCTGGTAACTTGAAATGTTCTGTTTGTACCACTGGCATTTGTAGTGATTCTTTGTTTTGCGGTGTAGTTATGCTTCCAGAATAGTTTTGCTTCATAAAATTATTGTTATCTGTTGCATCCCAATTTAAGGGAGATTTGTTTGATTGCGTTTTATTTAACCACGAACGATATGTTGGCAATTTTCCATTTTTCAAACACCCATACTCTGGTTTTTCTATATCTACAGTTGGATTTACTTGCGTTAAATGAGGCATTGGTTCAGATATTGGTTGATTCGGGTTAATCAATGTTGGAGGTGGCTGCATCGTTTGTTGAACACGATTTTTGATTGTATGATTATGTGTAGCGAGTGTTGGAGTTATTGTTGTCTGCGATTTATTTACTAAGTTATCCAAATACGATGTTGCTTTATTGAATGAACTATGAAATTCATTTGTCGGCACACCCGAGGGTTGTTTTGTTTGTTTATTGGAAGGTTCTTTTTGTTGGTGTGTGATTTCATCCAAATTACGTTGCTGTTCGCTTCTTATCATACGCAATAAAGCCTTTTTACGTAAGGTTTCATTTCGTTTCGGTAATTTGGGTGGCTTCATTTTTATTCGGCCTTCATTACTGGATGACTTCTTTTTTCGTGTGCTGTTACTATTATTTGACATATTGAAATCAGCTGGATTCACTGTTAATATACGTTTCTCTTCTGTCATTTTTTATTTATACGTTGTTGTATAGATAAAGATACATTTTATTCCTTTTTTTTACATATACATCATTTGTAGTCCGAATGGCTTTGCTGGTTGTATTTCTTTATTTTTCAAAAATATAGAATATCCTGCATCCAAATCTTCCATAGTGATTTTTTTCTTGTATTCTTCTTCTTTTCCATATATTCTCTTCCCATGTGAAATTTTTACATATGTGAATAAAGATTCCATATCACGTCCAAAAAACACAAATGAATCTTTATTTCGTTCAAACCAAGACAATTTCTCCAATTCATTATCATTATCATACCAACACCAATCGTGTTGGTCCATTAATTTTACAAAAATATTCATTAATTCCTTATAATCATAAGAGTCTATTGTGAATCGCCATATAAATCGCGAATCCATCCCTTTATTCACTCGAAAAAATGTTTCATTTAATTCCTTCTTATAACCCGCTATTATAACCATTAATTTATCTTTATGGTCACTCAATGCTTCACATAACGTGTCAATACATTCTTTTGAATAACTATCACTCGAATTCTTATCAGAATCAGCTAATGAGTACGCTTCATCTATAAATAACACTCCTCCTAAACAGTCTTTGATAACATTATTTGTTTTGATAGCGGTTTGTCCTAAATACCCGGCTATCAAATCACTACGGGTTACCTTCTTGAATACTGATTTTTCTAATATCCCTAATTTCGAATACATTTTTCCAATAATTTTGGCTACTTCTGTTTTCCCAGTACCAGGAGGACCATAAATGACAGTGTGTTTAAAATCACTTCCTGTCGAACTTATGTGTAACCTCTGGATAAAATATAATAACTGATGAATGATGGTTGTCTTTAATTCCGACATACCTATCATTTTTTGTAAACTGAATAATTCTTCTTTGATGTTATGTAACCCCTTCAAATCTATATTATACTCATAACGATTATTATACTCATTTTCTTCAATTATTTTCAATAAATCTTCTATACTGGAAACATTGGTTTCGATTGTTCGTTTTTCCTTTTCTTTTGGTGTATTTAACTCTACTTCGTGATTATTCATCCAACTATCGTAATTCAAGGATATATCTGTATGTATTTTTAATGTTCGTTTCCGAGGACTTGATATTAGCATAGATGTCCTCGGTATTTCACCAGACCGACTTGTCAACCGGGTTGCAATCGTTTCTGGTATTGGTTCTAATTTGTCAGAAGGGGGTTTCATTGTTGATATTGGATCATTATCAATCGTATACACCCGGTTATAATAATAATTATTTTGTATCAAACCTTTTATAATTGCTAAATTCTCAATCGTTGCATTAAAGTTACTATCGTAATTATCCAAATAAGAAATGAATTTTTTATTGAACGATGTCATTATGTGGTTGAACTATGAATATATAAATCTATTTATTTATTATCTTTTTCTAATACTACAAAAATTGAAATAGAAGTGAAAACAATACAGATAAAAAACTTGTTGAAACAATAATGGATTTGCATTTCCGTTCCGCTGACCCGACCTCTTTAAATCCTTGTGGTTTATCGTCAATCGATGATTTACACGATAATCTTACTGAGAAGATTAAGGATTCTTATAACATTAAAGAAACTAATGTTGATGACAATAGTGAATTGTTAGACCATTTGGGGGACTACACCGAAGAACCCTTTAATATTATTGAGTCTTATTTCCACGGTAAACACCTTGAATGTTCTGTACGCCACCAAATTGAATCCTATAACCACTTTATCAATTATCAAATTCAACGAACCATACAAATGTTTAATCCTGTTAATATTCACTCTGAAAACGATTATGTACCTGAAAAAGATAAATATTTCCTTGAAGTTGAAGTTTCTTTCAACAATTTTAAACTGTATCCCCCACAGATACACGAAAATAATGGCGCTACAAAAACTATGTTCCCACAAGAAGCAAAACTTCGTAATTTCTCATATTCATCTACAATGACAGTTGATATTCATATTCAGTACATTATTCGTAATACAGAACAAATGGAAACGCCAAAGATAATTGAAAAAGTTATTCCGAAAATTAATATCGGTAAAATGCCTATTATGCTAAAATCTGCTATTTGTATCTTGAAACAAAATAAACATTTAACACCGCGTGAAACTGGCGAATGTTCGGTTGATTCGGGAGGATACTTTATCATCAAAGGGTCCGAAAAAACCGTCCTCGGTCAAGAACGTGCTGCTGAGAACAGAATTTATTGCTTTGATGGAAAAAATACAAGCAAGTGGAGTTGGTATGCTGAATTTAAATCCGTTCCTGATTACAAGTGTATTTCTCCCAAACAGTTTGAAATTATGGTTTCCAGCAAGAATAATGGATTCGGACATGGATTATATGTAAATATTGCTCGTATTAAACAGCCGATTGAATTGTTTATATTATTCCGAGCACTCGGAGTTGAAAGTGACAAAAAAATATGTGAATATATTGGTACAAATGTTAAAGAAGGTAACGTCATCGTCGATTTCTTACGAGCATCTGTTGTAGACGCAAATAAATGTATGACACAAGAAGATGCTATAAAATATATAAATAATTACGTTGCGTTCACACCAATCAATGTAGATAGAGAAACCGGACAGCGGAAAAAAATGCAATTCACACAAGATGTTTTACAAAATGATGTATTTCCTCATTGTAAAACTCTTATACAAAAATTATATTTATTAGGTCATATGACTACACGTATTATTAAAGTCGCCCTTGATTTTGAACAACCAGATGATAGAGATTCGTATTTGAATAAGCGTATTGAACTTACTGGAACATTATTAAACAATTTATTTCGTAACTACTTCAATAAGCTCGTAAAGGAAATGCAAAAACAAATTGTTCGCGAAATTAACAATGGTTCATGGAAATCCACCGAAGATTACGAAAATATCATTAACACGACCAATATTTATAAAATCATGAAATCAACCACTATTGAAAATGGAATTAATCGGGCACTCTCTACGGGTGACTTCAGCATTAAGCAATCAAATAGTAGTAAAGTAGGCGTCGCCCAAGTATTGAACAGACTTACCTATGCGTCTGGATTGAGTCATTCTCGAAGAATTAATACCCCTCTTGAAAAAAGCGGCGAATTGATTGAACCTCGTAAATTACATAACACCACGTGGGGGTTCTTATGTCCGGCTGAAACACCAGAAGGTCAGTCGATTGGGGTTGTTAAGAATATTAGTTATATGGCACACATTACAAACCCTACAAACAGTTCTGCCTTATATGATTATATAAAAGAATATACTATTCCATTGGATGACTTAGAACCGGTAGAAGTGCATAAGCAAATCAAAGTCTTCATTAATGGTTGTTGGGTCGGCATTACGAAAGACCCATTACTACTTTATGCCGATTTAAAACATAAAAAAGCGTGTGGTATTATTAATATTTATACGTCTATTGTATTTGATTGTCAGAGATTAGAAATCCGCATATGCGATGACGCTGGACGACTTACCCGTCCATTATTAAAAGTGAAAAATAAAAAAGCTCTTATTACATCAGAAGTTATTGAGAAGTTGAAAAATAATACCCTACATTGGAACGATTTGCTTACCAACTGTAAGTTAGACGAATCTGTTATTGAATACATTGACCCAGAAGAGCAAAACTATGCTATGATTGGAATGAAGTGTAAAGGTGAGTATATTCATAACAAAGAAAAAGGTAACTACTTGTACACCCATTGTGAAATTCACCCAAGCACTATATTTGGTATTCTTGCATCTTGTATTCCATTCCCAGACCATAACCAAGCGCCAAGAAATACATACCAATGTGCTATGGGAAAGCAAGCTATGGGAATATATGCCACCAACTATGACCTCCGTATGGATAAAACCGCATATGTATTGAATTACCCGACTCGTCCATTAGTAGATACCCGTGTTATGAACTTTCTACATCTTAACAAGGTCCCATCAGGAACACAAATTCACGTCGCCATCATGACCCACACTGGTTATAATCAAGAAGATAGTGTTCTAATAAACAAAGGCTCTATTGACCGCGGGTTGTTTATGGCTACAATTTACCACACCGAAAAAGATGAAGACAAGAATATTATTCGTGATGAAATCATCCGGTGTAAGCCTGACCCTACCAAAACAAAAACCGTTAAATACGGCAATTATGATAAGCTCAATTCACAGGGGTTTATTAATGAAAATGAATTGGTTGAAAACCGTGACATCATCATTTCAAAGGTAGTGCCTATCAAAGAAAATAGAAATGACCCTACCAAAACCATCAAATACGAAGACCAGAGTAAAACCTTTAGAACAAATGAAGAAACGTATATTGATAAAAATTACACCGGAAGAAACGGTGATGGTTATGACTTTGCCAAGGTCCGTGTAAGAACCACCCGGAAACCTAACTATGGTGACAAGTTTAGTTCCCGTCACGGACAAAAAGGTACCGTTGGTAATATTATACCTGAGTGCGATATGCCATTTACAAAAGACGGTATGAAACCTGATATTATTATCAATCCCCACGCGATTCCTTCTCGTATGACGATCGGACAACTCAAAGAAACCTTATTGGGTAAAGTTCTACTTGAATTAGGATTGTTTGGTGACGGAACCAGCTTTGGTGACTTAGATGTTGGCTTTATCTCCAAATGCTTACAAGACGTTGGGTATGAAAGCTATGGTAATGAAGTTATGTATGATGGCCTTACTGGAGAACAATTAGAAACTACTATATTCCTCGGACCAGTGTTTTATCAACGACTGAAACATATGGTTGCTGATAAACAGCACAGTCGTTCTATTGGTCCTATGGTTAATCTTACTCGCCAACCGGCTGAAGGTCGCGCCAAAGATGGTGGATTTAGAATTGGTGAAATGGAAAGAGATGTTATGATCGCACACGGTATGTCTCGCTTCTGTAAAGAACGTATGTTTGATGTATCTGATAAATTTACTACATATGTGTGTAAAAAATGTGGTATGATTGCTTGCTATAATGATAATTCCACCCTACATACAGAAGACAATGAATATAATATTCACCACTGTAGAACCTGCGACAACCGGGTTGACTTTGCCAAAGTCGATATTCCTTATGCTTACAAACTACTATCACAAGAATTGCAAACCATTAATGTTGTTCCCCGTATTATTACTGAATAATTGTAAATAACTCATTATCAATACAAAAAATGTATATATTTTTTTTGTTGTCTCTCTATAACTTATGAATGAATTACCAAGCGTGAAGGACAATAGTGTTATTAACGATATGCGACTACCCGGTGAATTCACTAATAATACTTTCTCCAATTTCAAAAAATTACAAGTTAAGAATGAGATGGAAAAGTGTATGCTCAATGGGAAATTAGAACCTGCATGCTTTTGGTGCTGTGAACTCATTTGCTCAGGACATTTTAGTGAAATATGGGAAACCATTTTGCATTTCATTGGTAAATATATACACATTGCTAATCCCAAACTATGTATTTACATTGAAAAACGGTTCTTGTTATTCAAAGGTATTATTTCTAATGAAGACTTTGTCAATGAACTCCATTTGCGAAACCATCCTATTATTCGTAAGATATTTGCAGAAGTCATCAGTATTTTAACCTATTCTAACAAGAAACACTCTTATGAAACAGTGAAAATAAACAAGAAAGAAGAATATGATATTACTCAAATGACCGAACGATTAATTGCACCGAGTATTCATTATGTTGATGATATTTTCCAAAAAGACGACCCCAAAGAACTGTTTGTTGCGATGAATGAGTTATCCTACAACCTTAGTACTGAAAAAGGTAACTTTCGTAACGCATGTTACTGGATTGAATGGGTCATTGAATTTGAAGTTATTTGTAAAAAAAGAAAGATGCCGTGTATTTGCGAACCAAGACCCTTTGTTAAACTTGATACCAAGTTTCGCACTCAACCTATATGGATGATATGGGATATTCTATTTCATCACGTCTCAGAGAAAACAAACCCTTTCTTTCTTCAGGTTATGCAATCCCTCTTTTCATTGTTTTGTATCAAATATACACACGGTACGCCCAAACGTAGGCGCTTTTTACTTTATTTTGCTATTGCCATTATCACTGAAGAATCTGATTTAACTACTGATATGATACAAAATAAAAAGAAAATACAAAATGTTCTCACCAACATTAACAAACTCTATCGCGAAATCAAAAAGAAAGAAATTACTCCGACTACCGATTACTTATTTGCTAATCTGGAACAAGAAGCCAACTTTGAGAACTCTCTTAGAAAACTTCAATTGGTCCAGTCTATGGATATTCTATAATCATGTATTCTGTATTATGAATACATGATGGTTCATTACTACCGTTTGTATAACCGGTTAGTTGTATAAGATGATGTATTTTTGTATTTACGTGTTCTTCCTTGTGGTTCTTCCTTTGTGGCATCACCATAATTGTAGCAAGTTAATACTTCATTGGTTTTTACGTTAATTACTTCAACTATACCCTTACCTTTTATTCCAGCCTTTTTACTCTTTTTTATCAATCTTTTCAATGATCCTTCATTGATTTCCTCACTACAAAACAGCTCTAATGATTTATGAGTGTAGTTTTGGTTGCCTTTATGTGTCTTTTTATAAAGAAAAATACACTCATTTACATAACCATATCCTTTTATTTTCATATTTTCTAATGCTTCCGTACAGTGAGTACCTCGAATCTTTTCACCTTTATATACCATTTTTGTTGTGTCAAACTTTATTTTGTACATTTCTATACAAAATAAAATATTGTTTATATTGTTTTGCAATGTATTCTTCGGTCTCAAATAACGATTACTTAAAACGAAGCACCAAATGCTCCACCTACCAAACCGTTTGCAGCCATAGGCTCAAACATTTCTTGAATAGGGGCTTGTCCTTGTTGAGGACC